ATTGAGGTAATCACCAGTTGCAATTCGTGCTGTTTCTTCATTGTTAATGTTGGTTTGCAGTGTATCCAAAAGTGTTTGGATCTCACTAGTACCAATCATTTTCCAACCAGTCATATCAGTATTGAAGTCGGTTGTATTCCCATCTTCTGTGCTGACGTAGAGGCGCAATCCGTCATTTGACGCTAAGATAGCCCCTTTCTGGTATCCACCCAAAGCCTCAGCTAAATCGGCATTAAATTTATAAGTGCCGCCTGCGTTCAACCACACTTGGTGCTTAGACAGGTAGTTAAAAATTCCGTTAAAATCTTCTCCGTCTGGTGGCTTACCCCCTGCAATCTTTTCGACCATCGTTTCATAGGGAAAACCCATTTTGAATGATGCTGCTCCAAGGGTAGTTGTCGAGATAGGGATTTCATTTATGTGGATGCTATCAACAGCGAAAGCTACAGCATTTAATGCTGGTTGAGTAAGAGACATTTTCTACTCCAAAAATTAACGATAAAACCGACCTTGACCAAACGGCTCTGCATAATCTGTTGCACCCGAAAAACCAAAAATTGGATCTTTGCCAAGTTCGACAAAATCAAAAATGGTCATATAAAATTGTGTATGAGCTGGCTTATAACGGCCTAAAAGACATGACAAAGCATTAAAAGCAGATGAATTTCTTATTGCAGTTTCATCACCATTAAACTCAATTAAGGCAGGACTATTTGCATCAACTACAACTTTCCATGTATGACACCAGTCCTCATGATTCACTATTAACCCTGGTGGCGCGTCAGCATCATAATGCTCGGTATCAAATTCTCGGATTAGCGTTTTAAGGCCCAAAGATGCGGCAAGAGAATTGTAGTAATCGACAGTTTGACCACCATCAGCAATTAGCTTTGCGACGATATATTGGCGATTTTGCTCAATACTATCTGGTGCACCAAAACAAAAATCAGGTAGGCCTAGTGTCAAATTCCATTCATCAATTAGAGCTGTGGTGGTGGCTGGGAATGCATCAACTAAAAGCTGAACTGCATCTTCATCCATTTGCTGAAATGCTTTTGCAAGCCCCTCAATTACCCCATGTTGTATGCCAGTGTTTTCACGGGACCATACCCGCCCACGTGGTAAAAGTGCTTTTAAAGCTGCTGTGTATTGAAAGAGCTTGTATTTTGATTCGGCCATACTAACTCCATGTGATATTACCCAGTACCGCAATTGAGCTTGCCGCAACAGGAATGTCGTCGTTAGGGGTTATAATTTTAAAATCATCCGTCCCATCAACTAAGTTAATCGCGGCCCAAAGAGCAGAAAGTACAACTTTCTTACCTGGTGCAGAATTATTCAAAAATGATTGATGTAATGAAACTGTGACCGCAACACGATCTGCAGGTTTTACACCTTGAATATTCATATTGATTGTTTCGATGGTTGGGGAAAGTAAGTGAACAAGTGCGGTGACTGGCCGTTTTGGATAGATGTAATCAGCAACATTTAACTGATCACCATTAGCAGGTACACCACGCCATTCACTTGAAGCAACACCATTTGTACCTTGTGGCAACCCGTGCGGATTTGCTGTAGTCGGCTCAACCAAAAAATAAACACCAACGGTAGGCGGTCCATATATCAGCGGTACACACCAAGCACGAGAAACTATAGAAACTTGCTTTGCCCAATCCTCATAATCGTTCTTTGCTCCACCCTGTGGAGTGGTTTGATATGCAGCAATAACACGTGCCTTAAATTCAGCTTCACTTTCTAAATCAGCCCCGCCTGTAATAAGGCCAGAAACACCATTAGAAGTAACACCAGAGATAGACTGGCCCAAAATAAACTGTGTGCCTGCATCACAATTGCCTGCTGCCCCACTAACACCATCTGGATCTGCAACCGCTTGAATGGTGACTATGATTGTGCCAACACCCAGCTCGTAACTTAGTGCCGTGTACTGTTTGCCATCACTACGGACAACTTTAGTCCCAATAGGGATATCTGCCCCAGCAGTTGCGTTAAAGGTTACTTTACCTTTCGCCTGTGTTGCTGCTTTTTGGTAAATGCTACGCAATGCACCCCAAGCAGCTAAATACTCATCTGTGGCCGTGTATGGAGTTGCTTGCAAGGCAATATAATCAAGATAGCCATATTGCTGATGGTTCATACCTGCTTGCACTGTACCCAACACATTTAAATTTGAAAATCTCAAAAGAGCATCGGATTCAGGCAAACTGGATGTGATATTTTGTAGACATTGAAGCACTAATTCTGAGAGTGCCTTTCTTTTATAAGCCATTCACCAAAGCTCCTCTGAAATATTGCTGATAACACTGCCATCCTGTCGATAGGCAATAACCATAAGCCTTAGTTGATTCGGCCTTGTAAATTTTGCTTGAATGTCAAATCGTGCAACCACTACATCGTCAATCATCCACTGCAAAGCTTCTGTGGCATAGTTCACCGCATCTTTCTCAATAAGTAGTGGGGCTTTGCGTCGATCGAGAAGATATAAACGAGATCCGATTGAATATTCTTGCCCAGTATCACCCCACCACCCGCGACGATCTGCGTGGGTATTTGTTGTGGCATCAGGTAGATCGTCATTCACATCTGCTAATCGGTCAGTGAATAGACTGATAAGAACGGCTGTTTCAATATCCTTTCCTGATTGCAGTGAGCCATTCTTTAAAGCGTATTCACCGATACCCTTTTCGGTGTTCCAAACAGTTTGAATATCTGCCATGTTAAATTTCACCCACTAAAAAGCCCCATAGTAGGGGCTTGTAAGTCTCTTTTAAGGCTTAGGTGGTGATGTGTCGCCACCCCGTGAATCTGTATGCCAGTGTTCAACTTGGGATATTTCCCCAGCTTTAAAATCAACACCTGTGGCAACTCCATCTTTAAATCCCACACCATTTATTGTGAATGTGTTAGTGCTATTAATTGAACCGCCACCATTACCATCAAGCACAAACTCAGTGCCAGCCTCATCAATGAGTGTTATTTTTTTAGCCTTTAAAATAAGGCCATCACGGGTGATATAAACCATTTGCTCTTGATCATCAGAAATACAAACCTCTCCTTTTTCTAGCCCACGTTTTCGACTTTTGGGATGGTGGGTGGCAATAACAACACCATTGCTCTTATTCCCACCAAAAAACAAAGCTAAGGCATTGTGACCATCTGGTGGTGATGATTGGAAACCATAGTCCGTATATCTTGGAAGATTGTCCTTAGTTTCATTTTTATTGAATGACACTTGTACAAATTGTGCAGCCCCATCATCATTAGCAACCACACCACGACCAACACCTAAAAGATTCATTAAGCCATGAAACATTTTTTCAATCATTGCCCTACTCCCAGTGCTTGCCCAACATCAAGTGGTAATTTATAAGGAGTAATCGGCTCAGGAGTGAATGCACCTAAAGGCATGATCAGCAAATCGCAACGAGTTCCTGTTTCATCAATTCTGTAAGTCACATCACCAATTAACCAATTCTGCATAACGACTTTTAACTTTGGAAAGTTCACTTGAATCTGTGTGTTAGGTTTGTATAAGTTCCCTTCAACATCACGCCAATTTGTCACAGTTACACGCATCATGTTACTGCGGGCATAACGGCGGTTTGCTTCCCAAATAGCACGCTTTTCTGCTGTGACAAACCCAGCATCACCATCATCAGGAACAATATATAGCGGTCTATATCTTGGAACTGATTTGTCCTCAATTGTGTAATATCCAATCGAGATCCCATCAGTAACATCGGTTACTAATGGAGCACTTGGGATTACAACAATGTAATGGGAGAACCGTTGGTCCATACCCTTCACGAATGTTGCATTTTCTAAATTCACCCCTTGTACCAGTGACCCTTTAACAACATCATTGCGCTCTCGACTTAAGACCAGATCACCATTTTCATCTTCATAAAAAAGCACTTGTGCAACACGGCTGATACGACTAATGACTGCTTCGGGTGTCTCGCCTAAATTAATGTTTTGAACAGAAATCAAATCTGTTGAAACTTCTGATTTAACGCTAATCCCAAAGTCCTCACATAAGGACCTTGCGATTGTTTCGGCTGTCATGTTCTGGAACTGCATCCCTTTCCAGACCGCTG